CACGATTGAAGCCATTATGGATAAAATCGTAGACGGCATTAAACAGGGGAAATTGCGGGTGGGCTAGTGCAAGCGTAGAATTATACACCGAAAACGTTCAGTTTTTTCATTCTATAAATGAACAGTTTAATTATTTTAAGTCATTAGATTGTGACATAATAGCATACTATCACAATCTTAAATTTGACGGCAATTTTTGGCTGTCATATTTATTAACGAATTTAAAATATGAACAAGCGTATGAGTCATTTAATGAAGATGGAACACAAGGCGAGTTTATAAAAGAAAGATACATGAAAAATAATACATTTAGATATACTATATCTTCAATGGGTCAATGGTATATGATTACTATTAAAGTTAATAATCATTTTATCGAATTAAGAGATAGCTTAAAGTTATTACCATTTTCAGTAAAGCAAATAGGAAAATCTTTTAAAACAAAGCACCAAAAATTAGATATGGAATATGTCGGCTACAGATATGCAGGTTGCAATATAACTGATAAAGAAAAGAAATATATAGCAAATGACGTATTAGTAGTTAAAGAAGCACTTGAACAGTTATTTAATGATGGACACGATAAATTAACAATAGGTTCGTGTTGTGTAGCAGAATACAAAAACTCATTAGGTGCTTATGACTACAACGATTTATTTCCTGCCCTTGATGAATTTACACTTGATAAAAATATTTATGGTTCATCGAATGCTGATGAATATATACGACATAGTTATAGAGGGGGTTGGTGTTATTTAGTAAAAGGAAAAGAAAATATAGTTAGACACAATGGTGTGACAGCTGATGTGAACTCATTATATCCTAGTATGATGCATTCACAAAGTGGGAATTATTTTCCAATAGGAAAACCATATTTTTGGAGTGGTAATATAATACCCAATGAAGCTATAGGAGAAAATAAATATTACTTTTTACGTATAAAAACACGCTTTTATATTAAAGAAAATATGTTACCATTTATTCAGATAAAAGGCAACCATTTATATAAAGGTACAGAGTCATTAACAACTAGCGATGTATTAGACAAAAACGGAAACTATAATAGATACTATAAAGATATCAATGGTAATATAAAAGATACTGCACAAATAATGACAGTAACTATGACAGATTACAAGTTAATGTTAAAGCACTATGAACTCGTTGACTTTGAAATCTTAGACGGGTGTTGGTTTTATTCTGACATAGGAATATTTGATAATTACATCAATCATTACGCAGAAATTAAAATGAACAGTAAAGGTGCAAAACGCACGGAAGCAAAACTGTTTCTCAATAATCTTTATGGTAAACTTGCTAGTAGTTCCAATAGTAGTTTTAAGGTTGCATATGTTAAAGAGGATGAAAGTATAGGTTTTTACATAGTGCCTTCCAATAATAAAAAAGTTGGACATATAGCAACTGGCAGTGCAATAACATCATATGCGCGTAACTTTACAATCACAGCCGCTCAAAAGAACTATTATGGTGTAGACAAAGCAGGATTTATTTACGCTGATACCGACAGCATACATTGTGACTTACCTGCTGATAAGATAAAAGGAATAACAGTAGACCCAGTAAAATTCTGTTGTTGGAAACTTGAGAGCAGTTGGGACACAGCTATTTTTACAAGGCAGAAAACATATATAGAACATATAACTCACAACGATTTAATTCCAGTTGATGAACCATACAATGACATTAAATGTGCAGGTATGCCACAGAAATGCAAAGATTTATTTAACAAATCAATGCAGGGATATGAAGTAAAGGAGAGTGATAACTATACACAGAGTGAATTAAAATTCTTAGAAACAAAAAGAGACTATAGTGATTTTAAAGTTGGTTTATGTGTTCCCGGGAAATTATTACCTAAGAGAATTAAAGGCGGTGTATTACTAGTGGACACAACATACGAAATGAGGTGAAATAATATGAGCAGATTTGAATATGCAACAATTGTATTACTAATTCTATTATTAATTAGGTTAATCTTACTAATACAATATAAAATAAGACAGCATTTTATACACAAGCAGTGTAACTATCTTTGCTTTGCTTGTAAGTATAGATATGAATGTGATATTTTTAGAAGGGAGTGACCATTATTATGAATGATAAAATGGAAAAAGTAGTGCAGGAACTACGTAAAAGATTTAGAGGTTCAATCGAGTTTTATGATGTGCCATACACAGAGCAGTATAAAATAGAATATTGTTTAAATAGTTTATACATATCGAAGTTATTATCATATGATTTTATAAAGAAAAAAGATACAAGAGAAATTGTATTATCATTAAACATATTAATTGCAACAGATATCCACAATCATTTTTATAAGTAAAAGCGATATTAGTCATTTAATATTAAATTGTTATAAATAAAAAACAAAAAGGCAGGAGTAAAAACTCTTGCCTTTTCTATATCTATAACTATTGCAGAACACAAGCGCACAGCATTTACGACAATACTTACTAGCGTTATCTTCCAAACGTGCTACCTAGCAGTATCAGGCGAACATACAATAGCAGATACCTAATAACTAATAGTCTTAAATAAGACTTCTTTACATTTAAGGTTCTTAAATCTAAAACAACCTTTTTCAAAATAGTATCTCAACTGACTAATAAACAAATCATTCTGTTTTAGCATAACATAATTAATATCATGGTCATTAACAGTAACACTTATTTTACTTCTAAAAGTACTATCTGCTTTATCATCAATATATAAGAAACCCTGCTCACTGTATTGTTTCACTGCATAATCATGACCCATATATCTTAGTGTTGCAACATATTTTCCTTTTCCTACTGGTGTATCAATGAAAGCAGTGTTATCATTTAAGTACACATTCTCACTTGAATATGCAACATACTGATTATTCTTAAATGCTCTATTAAAACCACTTTCTTTTTGCGCTTTGCTTGCAGTTTCTATGAAGCCACTTTCCAGTACGAACCCGTCACCCTTTAAGAAATTAGTTTCACTGTTTAATCTTTCAGATATTCCCAGCTCTGTATAATAAGGGTTAATAATACTAACCGCATTACTTAACATATATACCGGAAGATACCTCGCTTGCTCTCCATGGCCTCTTGCTATACTGGTATGTACGCTAATAAATTTTCTTATTTCATCACTACAGTAGTGATTAGTTTCGCTCTGAAATTCATCAAATAACATACTATCAGTATCACTAAGCAGGTGACTATATTTTTTCAACTGGTCTGCACTATTTAAACTAATAGCATAACCACAATGTTGTTCATTTAAAAACAAACTATGATAGATACCACTCGCGCATCTTTCACTTTCCATAGTATAATTTCTAAAGAACAATGTCTGTAAATCCTTGAAGAATTTATTAGCTACGTCATCCAGTTCGTAATTATACCTATAGATTAAACAGAATTTTTTACCATATTTCAAAAATCTATTTATTAATAATCTGCCAAAGTATGTTGTCTTGCCACCGCTTCTATTAGTAGTACACATAAATAACTCAGGCTTTAACCCATTTATGTCTTTCATTGAAAGTAATTTAGTGCCGTCATAGTATTTATTTTCACTCATATTGTTGTACTCTTTTCTTAAAATTGTCTATATTTATCTCAATTTATTATAACATATATATTGCAAAATTTCAAGAAATATGATATAATTAAAAAGAGAATAAAAAGAAAGGCGGTGAGTGTATGGAAACAATACAGGCTATTTTGCAGGCTATTACAACAGTGGGATTTCCTATAGTAATGTGTTTATGTTTGGCATGGTACTGTATGAAACTTAACGACAGTCACAAGGCAGAAACAGATAAGTTTACAACTGCATTAAATGATAACACATTAATATTGCAGAAATTATGCGACATTCTAACTGTAGAAAGAAGTGATAAGAATGAGTAAAGTTGACACATACACAGATTATATGATTGCAATAGCAAATGACAATTCACATGGCTATTCACAGATTAACAGAGGTGGAAATCCAGACTTTGACTGTAGTTCATTAGTTGGACATGCACTTGCTACAGCAGGCTTTAATGTAAATGTAAACAGCACAACAAGAAATCTATATGAACAGTTAAAACGTTGTGGCTTTACTTCTTGCAACAGACCTTTTCAAAAAGGTGATATTCACTTAGCTGTAGGACATCATGTTTGTGTTTCAACAGATAGTGAGCATATAGTTCATGCAAGCATTGATGAAAATGGAACTACAAAAGGACGTAAAGCAGGAGACCAAACAGGTAAAGAAATTTGCATACGCAAATATTACACACCTAGTTATGGTTGGAGTTATCATTTACGTTATAACGAAGACAAAGGAAGTGTAGGCTATAATATGAATTTATTAAAAAAAGGTTCATCAAATAATGACGTAACAGTATTTGAAATTCTTATGACAAAGTTAGGATTTTATACTGGTAGCATTGATACAAAGTATGGCAAAGGTTGTGTAAATGCATGTGAGAAATTTCAGACAGAATATGATTTAACTGTTGACGGTGAGTGTGGTAAAAACACATGGAATAAACTTTTTAGTTTAGGTATAAGATAATGGCATGGATAGTTAAAGTTGGAGTAAGTGCATATTTAACACAATCTGAAATGGAAAACAACGCTACAGAGTTTTATGGATATTTTAACAGTAAAGGTTTTACCATTGAAAGTGTGGCAGGTATGCTAGGTAATCTTCAACAGGAGTCAAACATTAATCCGGGTATGAAACAAACAGCAAGTGCAAGTAGTGGTTGGGGTTTGATACAATGGACGCCTAGCAGTAACCTAACAGATTATGCAACAGCGCATGGCACTGACTGGGCAACTGGTGAAATACAAACACAGTTAATGTGGGATGAAATAATAAACGGATATGGTGGACAATGGATACCTAAGCCGTCACTCGGCTATGGATATACTGGTGCAGAGTTTTCAAAATTAACAGATGTTGCTGAAGCTTGCAAAGCATATTTATATGAAAGAGAACGTGCAGGAGTAGAAGCACTTGATAAACGTTTAACTTATGCAAGCAACTGGTATGAATACCTAACTGGAGTTACACCACCAACACCACCCACACCAACTAAGCGAAAACGTATGCCAGTTTGGATGATGTGCAGACCATTATTTTAAAAGAAAAGAGGTGAGAAAAATGGCAGTACTTTCACATGATGATTTTATGAGTGCAGTAAAAGGTTTAGCAGGTGATAACGCTGATGATAACACACTTACTATGATTGAGAATTTTACTGATACATTTAATGACCTTGAAACACGTGCAAGTGATACTACTGATTGGAAAGCAAAATATGAACAGAATGACAATGAGTGGAGAGAGAAATATAAAGCACGATTTTTTGAGGGCAAAGAGGGTACAGACCCTACAACAGTAATGAAAGACCAAAAGGAAGATATTACTGATGATGGTAAAGACATTTCCTTTGATGATTTATTTAAAGAAAGAGAGGACTAGGAATTATGGCTACAAAACCAAAAATTAAAACACTTACTAATTCAAGCGTTGACATCTTAAATGCAATAAGAAATAACGCAAGCACAAATTACAAAGATTATGTGCCACAGGCTACAGCTGACTCTGACTCAATCAGAGAAATCGGCGCAGTAATCATGGACTATCCTGCTTTGCAGAATGAGTTTTTATCTGCTCTTGTAAACAGAATAGGCAGAGTAATTTTAACAAGCAAATCATACGACAATCCATGGGCTATGTTTAAAAAAGGTATGCTCGAGTTTGGTGAGTCTATCGAGGAAGTATTTGTTAATATCGCAAAACCGTTCCAGTTTGACCCACAGGTTGCAGAGTCCAATGTATTCAAACGTGAAAATCCTGATGTACGTAGTGCTTTTCACGTTATGAACTATCAGAAATTCTACAAAGCTACAATCTCGAATGACCAGTTAAGGCAGGCTTTTTTGTCTATTGACGGTATTACAGATTTGATTGCTAAGATTGTAGATGCTATGTATACTGGTGCTAACTATGACGAGTTTCAGACTATGAAGTATATGCTTGCAAAGCATATTTTAAATGGCCTGATGAACCCAGTTACTATTCCTGCTATTAACACAGCAAACATGAATAGCATTGTTAGTACTATCAAGGGAGTATCAAACAAGTTTACTTTCCTTAACTCAAAGAATAACCTTGCAGGAGTTATGAACCATACACCTAAGCAGGAACAGTATTTGTTAGTCAATTCACAGTTTGATGCTACTATGAATGTTGAAGTACTTGCTAGTGCTTTTAATATGGATAGAGCAGAGTTTGACGGACATCATGTACTTGTAGATAGTTTCGGAGATTTAGATATCGAGAGATTAAATATTCTCTTTGCTGATGACCCAACTTATACAGAGATAAGCAAGGCAGAACTTGAAGCACTTGACGCTATACCTTGTGTAATGGTTGATAGTGACTGGTTCATGATATTCGACAACTATCAGAACTTTACAGAACAGTACAATGGTGAGGGACTGTATTGGAACTACTGGTATCATGTATGGAAAACATTTTCCGTGTCTCCGTTCTCAAACAATGCGCTATTTGTTGCAGGTGTTCCTGCAGTCAAGACAGTTACAGTTACACCTAGTACAGCTACAGTTAATGCAGGTGGTCAGTTACAGCTAAATGTTACTGTTGATACTGATAACTATGCACCACAGAGTGTTATTTGGAGTATTGCAGAAGAGGGTGCTAAGGCTAGTATTTCAAGTACAGGTATGCTTAAAGTTAATAGTGATGCTGAAGCAGTAACTATTACTGTAAAGGCTACTAGCACGTTTGATAGTACTAAGTATGGCGAAGCAACTATTACAGTTGAGTAAAATAAGATATAGTAGGAGAGTGTAATTGCTCTCCTACTTTTAAAGGCGGTGAAGATATGCAAATACAACCTAATAGTATTATCAAATTATGCAGTGGTGTGCCGATAGATAGTAGTTATAAAGATACTATTTATTTTACAAGCAGGAGTGCACAAAAAAGTTATTTTGAAAGTAAAGTTAGCAAGACTATGGATAAAGCTAGTTTTCAGAGAATTAACGGACAACAAGGTGTTGTGAGAATGAGTGCAAGTGCAGAGAGCATTTATAATTGTAACTATATGATGTTCCAAAATAGTAATTATAGTACTAAGTGGTTTTATGCTTTTATTACTAATATTGAATATGTAAACGATAAAGTTAGTAATGTGTATTTTACTATTGATGTCATGCAGACATGGTTTCTTTTTGACTGTACCCTTAAAGAGAGTTTTGTTGAGAGAGAACATCATGCAAGTGATACTTTTAATGATTGGATTATTGACGAAAATCTACCAACTGGACAAATGCAATATGACCAAGTTCATCATAGCGGTTTATTTAATGAATGGAGATATTGCTGTTTATCACCATATGATGTATCACAGAATTTACAGACAAAGGCGGTTAATTATTGTGGAATAATTTCTCCCTCAACAATATATTCATTTACGGAAGTAAACGAATTTATGAGTTATCTTCGTGGTCTATCTGATAAAGGCGTTGCAGATGCAGTAATTTCATGCTTTATGATACCAGAAAGACTATTGACAAGTAGAAATGTCGATTTAACTCGAATACCTATTGATGCAATAGAAAAAAATAAGCCAACTCCATTCTCATGTAGAAAGCCGTCAACTAAAATAGGAACCTATACACCTAAAAATAAAAAATTGTTTAGTTATCCATATTGTTATTTGTCATTAACTAACGGAAGTGGGGTAACTAACGAATATAGGTGGGAACTGTTTGAGCGAGACACGGATAACCCTTTTGTTACTTTTGAAGTGTATGCAGATTTTATAAATGGTTATTATATGGCTACTCCATTAAACTATAATGGCAGTTCATCTAATCAAACATCTGCTAATGGTGATAGTAACAATGCATTCAATTTTAGTTTAGACTTTCATTGTTCGCCACAATTACCATGGATTTCAGATACCTATAAAATATATTCTGCACAAAATAAAGTAACTATGGATAGCCAAGTCGGATATGGCTTAGCACAAATTCAAACAGGTATAATGAGCGCTATTGGTAGTGGTGGAATGTCAGCACCTATAAGCGGTGGACTTGTATTAAGTGGATTTAACACAGTAAGAAATGTGATGCTTCAAAATGAACATGCAAAAAGGTTGCCTGTTGGGACGCATGGCGGCGGTGGTAATAACAGCATGTTTGATGCAAACTTTAATGATTTTTATTGGTGTAATACTCACGTTCAACCGGAAATTGCTAAATCAATAGATGATTATTTTACAATGTTCGGATATGCAACAAAGCAAGTTAAAGTACCCAATATAAATGTAAGACCACACTGGACATACACAAAAACCATAGATTGCAATGTAATTTCAAATAACTGCAATAACAATGATATTACTGCAATTAAAAATATTTTTGACAATGGTATTACATTTTGGAAAAATGCTAGTGAAATAGGTAACTATTCATTAGATAACAGTCCTAGTTAGAAAAGAGGTGAGACAATGAGTAGAAAAGGAAGAAAAGCACAGACCGAAGCTTTCTTACAAAATCAGCGAACATATCTACAGTATGTTAATAGACTAACAGAATTAAGCATATCAATGTTTGACTGGAAGAACTTACCCGATACTATTGACGCAAGGTTCTTAGAACTAGCACTTTTCAATGATGGAATGGCAGTATTTTTTAAAGATGAAGTCATGGGTTATTTAGGTTTACAAGTTATGATTGGTGGCGCTCTTGATGTTTACAGAATACCTATTACAAGAACAGCCTTTGCACAAAATGGTTATCAAATGAAACTTGACCCTAGTAACAGTGTTATTATTTTTAATAACATGTTACACACTAACAGCATACTTGATGTGCAGGAAATGAGTAAAAGGCTGTATGAAATACAGAGAACTATTGATGTGAATGTGATACAACAAAAAACGCCTAAAATTATCACTTGTACTGAAAATCAGAGATTGGTAATGAAAAATCTGTATGCACAGTATATGGGTAATGAACCATTCATTTTCGGTGATAAGAACTTAGACTTAAGCGGTATTAAAACGCTTGATACAACAAGTCCATACGTTGCCGATAAGCTGTATGAGTTAAAGACTCAATACTGGAATGAAGCGCTAACTTACTTAGGTATTAGTAATGTTAATACTATAAAGAAAGAAAGAATGATAACTGATGAAGTACAAAGAAACTTAGGTGGCACTATTGCTAGTAGGTATTCAAGATTGTTTATGAGACAGCAGGCCTGTGAGCAGATTAACAAAATGTTTGGATTAAACATTAGTGTTGATTATAGAGAGGACATGCAGGTGCTTGATACTTATAATGTTGATAAAGCAGATTTGAGTAATGAAACTGACGTAGGCAAAGGTGGTGAGAATAGTGAGTAAGTATACAACAGAGGTACGATTTATTTGTGAAAATAGTGCAGGCTTGAGTGAAAGTGAGGGCACAGATAATGTTGATAGTGTGTTAGATAAGTGTTGGAATAAAATTTTTAATTTTGACTTTCCAATATTTGATGAAAACTATAGACAAGTTTTGTGCAGGAAGATATTAAAGCATTATTATACAAGAGAGATTGCACATGAGACTGTAGGTAGGTGGAAGCTTGCATTAAATGCTAAGCTCAATGAGATTATGCCTTATTACAATCAGTTGTATAAAAGCGAGTTGCTTGAGTTTAATCCTTTTTATGATGTGGATTTGACTAGGAGTAGAGAGGGTAGCGGTACAAGTAATAGGACAAGTAATAATAGAGAAACTAATAGCGGTACAAGTAAAAATGTTAGTAGTGGAAGTGGTACAAGTAATACTAATACTTTGAATAGATTTAGTGATACTCCACAAAATAGTATGGACACACAGGGAATTGCTGATAGTGTACCTTTAACTACAGTTACTAAGGTGAATGAAGATAATACGACTACTAATACAAGTACAAATACGTTGACAAGGGATGATAGTAAAACTGGAAATGGTACAGAAAATATTAATAGTACTGATAAATATATTGAAACAGTAAAAGGCAAACAAGGAACAGAAAATTATAGCAGTTTATTAAAAAAATTTAGAGAGACTTTTCTCAATATTGATATGATGATTATTGAGGATTGTAGTGATTGTTTCTTTACTTTATGGTAAAGGGAAAGGGAGAATAAGATGAATAATTACAATGATTTACAACCTTTTAGATTTTGGTGTCAAAAAATATTACCTCTTGTATATGATGACTCATTAAGCTATTATGAGTTATTATGTAAAGTCGTTGATTATCTTAATAAAACAATGGAAGATGTAACATATTTGCATGATGAATTTATGAAATTAAAAGATTTCGTTGACAATTATTTTAAAAATTTAGATGTGCAAGATGAAATTAATAAAAAACTTGATGAAATGGCAAAAGACGGAACTTTAACAAGCATATTATGGGGAAAAATTGGAATTGTAATACCTTTTTATTTTGGTGCTAAAGGTGACGGAATAACTGATGATAGTGAAGCCATACAAAAATGTTTTGACTATTGTGAAAACAATCCTAATCATATCATTGAATTAGGTGGATTAAAATACAGAATAACTAAAACATTAACAGTTGGTAGAATATGGAACACAACAATTCAAAACGGCAATTTATTTGCTGATAATGAAGCCATGGAATGTATATTACAATTCCCTAAAACTGATTTTGATATACCTTTACCTAATAGTGATATTAGAGTGGTTAATAATATTAAAATTAATAATGTAGTATTTGATTGCAACAGTAAATGTGGTGGTATTAATCTATACGGATTTTTAAAATTTTATGTAAATAATTGCTACTTTTTAAATCATAAAAATTATGGACTAAGTACTAATAGAGCTGACGCTCACGAAATTACTATTGATAGATGCTTTTTTGATGATATAGAACCACTAAATAGTATAGCAATCCTAATTAATAATAGTGATAATTATATACTAAATAGCGTCATTAAAGGCGGCTCTATAGGAATTAAAATAACAAATATTCAACATTTTAACTATATCGATAATATACACATATACGGTATTACTAATAGAAGTGAGGGTATACTACTTGATTATGGTTGTTCTAATAACCCAATTAATAATATGTATATGGACGGATGTGGCATTACTTGTATTACAAATTATGGCCATTTATTCAAAAATCTAACATTTTTAGAGCCTAAAACAGATTTATTTACATTTAACGGTAATACTCAAGTTGATGAAATAGAAATAAGTAATTGTAAAGTATATACACTTAGCATTGAAAAAGACGTTAAAATGTTTAATATACCTAATTTTGAAAATAATTTACCAACCATAGATAACAAAATTGATATAACAGTGCAGGGAAAACATGTTATAAATAATAGTTACTTATTAACTATTGATAAACATATAAATCCATATAATATTTTTAATATTGACAGTACAAATACAAAATATGAATTATCACAAAATGGAACTGTATTACTAGCAAACCCACAATCACAATATGATATAAAAATAGTTAATGGACAAATTATTGTAAATTCCTTTAACAATGAGGGTTACCATTGGTACGGATACGAAGTTAATCTTGAACATGATACCGACTATTTTATACAGGATAATATGAGAAATGACGGTGGAAAATTAAAAGTAGTTGGTATTGCAGGCGACTTAACAACACAGCAATCTGCTACTGTATTATGTAGTAACAATATTAGCCAATACTATAATAGATTTAATAGCGGTAACTATGCACACTATTTAGTAATAAATTATGCTGATAGTTCTTTTCCAAAAATATTAAAAATTTAAAAATAATAACACCTAAGTAAGTGTATAAACTGCTTATTTTTATTTTTATCAGTTAGACACAGCTAACTTTGCGCACGGTACCACGCTGACGTGCTAACACTGTACCACTGCAATGCGTTACCACTTTACCACTGTACAGTGCATGGGGTGTACCAAAAATCTCGACTTTCGAAACGAC